GACGTGCCTAACTCGGCACGGCCCCTCCTCGCTAACGCTCGGTCCCCCGGAGGGGGGTCGTGCCTCCGTCGGCACTTAAGGGCGCTATTTTCTGATCTGAATCCAGGGGGTAGATGTCAATCTTTGGTCATTTATGGACCATCACGTGTCGGGAAAACCACGTGGGCGAGGTCACTCGGACCTCACGCATACTTCATGGGTATTATGAGTGGTGAAGTGGCTTTGCGCGATATGCAAGACGCGCATTATGCAATATTGGATGACATGCGTGGCGGTATTGGTTTTTTCCCTTCTTGGAAAGAGTGGCTTGGATGCCAGCAGATCATCACAGTAAAAAAACTGTACAGGGATCCGGTCCAGATCAAGTGGGGAAAACCCACAATCTGGTTAAGTAACACAGATCCTAGGCAGCAGCTTTCATCACAGGAGGACATCGCATGGTTGGAAGCGAACTGTCAATTTGTGGCTATGTACGATAGTATCATCTCTCATGCCAATAGAGAGTAGCCTCTGGGCGAAAATACAACTGACTAGCGTTACCGGATTGGCGCCCTGCCCCACTCTGAAAAATATCAATGACGTAAACATCCCCGATGCCGCGGTTATCAGTTACACTCCAAGGGGTGGCATTCTCCCCACCACCATTCTCATCATCGTCATACACAATGCTTTTGTTAATGTTGTGCCACCGATTGTAATTGCGTGTAGTACCCTGCGAAGACCCTGGGGCAATAGTCATAGTCTTGTCGTACAAAATGCGGTTGCGCCGGCCGTCAACAGGGGCGGTGACAAAGTCATTCCAGTCGGCCCCCTGTGTACCCTTCCAGAGCCCATCATCATAGAAGCCGCCGACAACAGGCTGATTAATCATCCTCTGGTACCCACTAGATCCGTAAAAATACGGACTAAAGGCATTGCCGGCGCCAGTGGTTGAATTGCGGTAATTGATATTCTTCGTAGACACCAAAATACGCCGCCAAAACCAGGGACATCCGTCATTGGTCGTAATGGCAATCTTCTCTTTCAAGCCACGCAAGTAACAAGTCGTGGCGGTGCGCGTACTTTCTTGAAAAACAGCTGGTGTTCCGGTGCCATCCGCAAAGGACCTAGCGGAGCAGCACCATAGGAACAGGGCCGTCCTGTCGCCGGTAACAATTCCAGGATTCTGCACGTAGGTGGCACTGCCTACACCACTAGTGAGTGACGTGTTCGTCACCGCCAGCATCGTGTCTCGCTTCTTCCGGGAGGTAGTGTTGAGGAGACTCTTTCGGGTCATCCTGCGTGGCTTCTTCCGATAGGTTCGCCGTTTCACGGTGTAACGAGAGCGCCGAACGAAACGCCTTGTTGGCCTTCTTGCCCTGTACGAGCCAGACACCTTGCGTCGCGCTAACAGGGCTGCCATTTTGCGAGGGAGGCGGTGTAAGGGGGACGTACGTGGCAGACATCACGGTAACGACCGGTGAGCGTGTGCGGACAGGTATAAATACCCGGGCTGTGCCCTGTGTCCTGGGCTATAATATTAGTTTGCCCAGGAACACTTCGGACACACGCTAATGCCTGCATTTGTCATCAACTCCCGTTATGTACTCCTCACATATCCGCAGTGCGCTGAACTTGATGAATGGTCCGTTTCAAACCATTTGTCAGCACTGGGAGCGGAGTGTATTATTGGACGAGAGGATCATGTTGCTGGAGGTACTCATCTCCATGCTTTCGTCGATTTCGGCAAGAAGTTCCGAAGCCGTCGAACCGATATCTTTGATGTTGACGGCCACCACCCGAACGTTGTCCCATCACGAGGAAGTCCGGAACGTGGTTACGATTACGCAATCAAGGATGGAAACATTGTTGCTGGAGGACTCGCACGGCCAAGCGAGTGCGGAGTTATGTCGAATGGCGATAAGTGGGGCCAGATTGTCGGGGCTGAGAGTGAGCCAGAGTTTTGGAACCTTGTTGAACGACTGGATCCAAAGGCACTTGCAACCAACTTCTCGAATCTCAAAAAATTCTGTGACTGGCGCTTTGCAGCTAGTCCGGAAGTGTACATCAGTCCCGCCGGGATCGGCTTTGAATATGGAGATCTACATGAGTTGCCTGCATGGAGAGATGCAAACCTTGGTGAGAATGTAAGTGGTGAGTCTTGCCCGACGTGCCTAACTCGGCACGGCCCCTCCTCGCTAACGCTCGGTCCCCCGGAGGGGGGTCGTGCCTCCGTCGGCACTTAAGGGCGCTATTTTCTGATCTGAATCCAGGGGGTAGATGTCAAT